TAAATTTAATGTGTATCCTAGCGTTGCTGATACCTTTGTACTGTTATTTTCTTCCATACCCCACCATTTCTATTGTTAAATATTCTCTGCCCACACAGGAATAAATCTACCGTCTTCTGTCTTCGTATATGTAAGTATACCGTCCCCCATACGCCTTGTCAACTCTTGGCTTGTAGGGGTCATGTTATTTGTTATTAATTTGTCTTTTCTTGGTTGTCCTATATGTATAGTAGCCAGTATAGCACGTATATCCCTTACCATGCTTTCTGAGTAGTAAGATCTTATTCTAAAGCCACGCTCACCGTTTATCTTTGCTCCAACAGGTGGTGGTATCATTCCAGTTTTAATTAGTTTTGGCATATATTTTCTATGACGATTAACTAATTTAGCAGTCTCTGCAACGGTATATGCACGTTCTCTATTTTTTCTAAAGTCTGCACGTAGACACGTTTCAAGCCTGTCTTTTGTAATATTATAAACAGAAACTAAGCCAGTAGATCTGGAACTATGATGGAGCCTAACTAAATCACCATTAAGAAACCATATTTTTTTATTGCCTTTAATTACAGTTTCGTTATTGTATGTTTCGCTCTGAATAATTCCTTTGCTAGTAACCATCTTCCCTCTTCACTTTCTGTCGGCGGATGAAAGAACCTTCTTGATCCACAAACAATACAATAGGTTTCAATATGTTGAACTCCACTATATTGTCTATCAATAAATAAACGACCACCACACTTTTTACAATTTATCATTAAATATTTTTTCTAGTTTGGAATACCAATAATGATTAAGTGTACTGCTAAAGATAAGTCTCCAGATGCACCAAACCTTACCAGACCTTCAACTCTTGATGTTGTAACATTTTTTAAGATTACTGTTACGTTTTGTCCAGCAGGTGTGTTACCTATATTTACTGCGGTTGCAGTTGCAATTGGAGCAAACTTAAAATCACTAGGAAAATCATATGCAAATAATTTTTCGTTACCAGCGCTGACAGTTGAGTTGTTTGCAACTTCAACATATCCACCAACAACACGAGCATCTGATGTTTTAATATTTTGTTTGCCAGCAGAGACTGTATCAATTGTTGTATAGTTATAGGTTGCAGAAGAAACCTGTGTTGAAAGGTCATTGATCGTGTCTGCCAACTGATAGATGTATGTAACATCTAATGGTTGTCCTCGTTCTGGTAGTGGTACTTTTGCCATGTTATCTCCTTATTTCAATTATACTATAGATACTACGCTTGATTCAAATATTGTTAATGCTGCATTTCTTGTTTTATTAATACCTTCAACTTGAATTGCAACCCTAGCACTTGTAGTTCCTGTCTTTAAAAATGTATATGTATGTGTTGGAGATGTTCCGTGGTATTGATACTCTCCCCCATCAAATTTAACAAAAATATCGTATGCTGGCCTATTGAGTTCATCTCCCCAAACAGCAATTAAAATACCGCCAGTGTAGATTAGTTGTCCATCAACCTGCTGAGTATCTTCTGCTGGAATAATAAAAATTGGAGACCAATGGGATGTTCTATTTTTGTCATCAGATACAACTCTGTATCTTATTAGATGCTCGTTATCATCGCCTACTGGTGGCAATTGATTTTTTGGAATTCTAACCTTTTTAATACCTTGATCAGCCATTATGAAGTCATATCTACTGAAAGGCCTATTGCAAACCTAAACTCAATGTAATTGCTTGTGTTTGATGATTTTATTACAGTTGTTGCGTCTGTATTTTTAATTACTGAATATCCTGTTAATCCATAAAGTGGGTTAACTGTTGCAACATTTTCTAATCTCATTGCATCAAGAGCAACATAATAATCAGAGGAAGGAATATTATCAACTAAAACACATGCATAAATTTTTGTAACTGTTACTGCGTTCCAGGTAAAGTTTGGAGTTGTGTACAACTCTTGTAATTGTTTAGAAACAACAAAATATCTTTCTGTAGAAAAATCATATGCTCCACCGCTGCTGTCATCTACAACTTCTGCTTCAAACCTTGCAAACTCTGATCCAACTTCTTCTGTTGCTGCAAACTCAACTAATATTCTAACAGAGTCTGGAGTAGATACAGAGTCTCCATTTTTATTAACTAAAGAAAATGCCAATCTTAATTCATCTATTGGAGAGTTTCTTGTAAAGTCAATTGTTCCACCAGTTAAATGTATATGGTTTGATCCATCTTCAACAACAAAATGATCTGCTGTTGGTCCACTTTCTTCACTAATTGTAAGATCTGCGTTATCGCCTTCAATTAAAATAATATTATTTAAAAATCTGCATCTTTCATATCTGTCTGCACGAGATTGTTTATAAAAAATTGTATTGTCTGCATTTGTTTGAAACACTGGGTCTACAACGGCAATAACATTATCGTCTTCTGGGTCATCCAATGGTGATGTGTATGTGTCAATTGCCGAAACAGATGCTTCTGAGTGATATTGCCAATTTTCACCTTGTGTAAAAGAAAAAACTGTTTTGCTATCAAATGAGCCAGCAGATGGATTTGATCCTGCAGAGTATATTCCAACCTCTGTTATTTCATATCTTTCTTCTGTTGGTAGTTCTGCTGTTAATACTATCTTTGATATTCCTCCTTCATTTACAAAACCTCTAGAAGATATTGGAACTCTAAACATTTCAAGATCAAGGTTTTCTTTTGCTGTGTAGTCTCCAAAAGGATCTGCAGTAGCAAGAGGCTTGGCTCCGCATCCAACAGCAATAAATGAGGCATACGCTGGTGCCTGACCTAATAGGTATTTACCTATAATATTTTTACCTGTATTTGTTATCATTATAATACCGCCTGATATATTGTACCATCTACAGTAATCTCTACGTCTACTTGCTCACTACTTGGCATATTTACTAACTCAATTATAAGGTCCCCAGTAGCCTCGTCAATATATACGTACTCTCCGTTTGGGCCACTACCTGTTGTTGGAACCCTTTCATCAAGTTTTATAGAGAAATTGGCAAAATATTTATCCGATGTTTGTTGAAGGCTTAAAATATTATTTGGATTATATTGTTGTTGCAAAGAAGATAGATTTTTAATTGGTTGATATGAAATGGTTTGGCCATTAATAATATCATTTCTAGCAATATTAATTAACTCTTGCCCACCAATGTCTTCAAATATTAAATCAGACATAATGTCTATTGGTACTGTTTCATCATCAAACAGCACTGTATCTATTGGTGCTGTTTTTACTGGTGGTGTTGGAGGCGTTAATAATACTACAGGTTGTTGTGGCGTTGGTGGTGTTGGAGTAATAACTGGTTCAAAACTTTCAAACGTTGATGTTGATAATGGAGTTTGCGTTTCTGTAATATTATTAGATGGCCTATAGTCAATTGCCGCATTCATAGTTTTTAATAAGTTGTCTGTTAGTTTATTTAATTTTGTTAAAGATGTTTTTGGATTTGCTAAGGCTTTATCTAATGCATTTTGAGCAGAACGCATTACTTCAACTGGATTTTTTGCAGATGGTATTTCATATGGATCTCTTGGCATATTACACCTCACTCAAATAAATAGTCATTGATGGACCTGTAAGTTTTCTGCCATACTCTATATTATACACAACAAACCTTGAGTCATCTGGTGTAACTAAATCTAAACCATCTGAGTCTTTATAGTTTACAGTTACAATATCTCCAAGTTGTAAAGTTGGAATAGAAAATGCATTAATGCCTATATCTTTTCTTGGAACCATTGTTTTATTAATAATCCAACCCATTAAAGATTCAGCATCATCTTGTGTTTGTATATATGGAGTTTCAATACTAAATTCATTTTTTCCATATGTAAGTCTACTTAATCTAATTTCGTCATATTTTGCTTTTTCAACAAGTGGTGATAATGTTAAAGTACTTCCCATTAATTCTGGATCAGATAGGTTGCCACGTTTTTTAAAATAATCATCTACTGTTAATTCATGTGTTGTATCTTGTGTAAATGTAATTCCTTGGATTCTTAAATAATTTCCAGTAGTTTCATCTAAATTAATTGCAGTATCTGTTGAGTTAAATATTAAAAATTCTGCTCCATATGAATCAGCATAGAACCCAGATGTTGTATAACCCTTTA